AGACGCTGCTGCTGCCGAAGCGGAGGCGTTGAGATTAGAGGCTGTCAAGGCAGAGCAAGATGCGAGAAGACAGATAACAGAGGCAACACTTGCCGCTCAGGATCTTGAATTGCTGAAAGCAAGAGAGAAGTACGAAGGGTTGATTGCTGAAGCGGAAAAGTATGGTATTGATACTGCCGCACTCGTAACTGCTCAAGCAGAAGAGATCAATAAGATCAATGCTAAATACGACAAGGAAGATTCAGATCGTAAGAAGAAGAAAGCAGCAGATGATAAAGCAGTACAAGAGGCTACACTAGGAGCGATTGCAGGTACTCTAGGATCATTAAGCCAATTAGCAGGTAAAGAGGCAGCGAGTGGTAAGGCACTAAGTGCTGCTCAGGCAGTGATCAATACTTATACAGGTGCTACGAAGGCACTTGCTCAAGGAGGTATTGCAGGGCCAATTGCTGCAGCAGGAGTCATTGCCTCAGGTATTGCTTCAATCAGACAGATATATGCTACTAAGCTACCTGCAACGGCAGGAGGAGGAGGAGGTGGATCAACACCTAGACCACAGATATCAGCACCTTCAATTACTCCTAGATTATCATTGGATACGCAAGTATCAGATCTAGGGAATCAGATTACAGAGTCATTAAGTAAGACTCCTGTGAGAGCATATGTAGTAAATCAGGATGTGCAGAGTGCAGCGAAGATGGATAGAAAGATTAGAGAAACGGCAACAATAGGATAGATATGAAGTTTTTTGAATTAGTATTAGATGAAGATAAACTCCTTCATGGTATAGATGCGATAAGCATCGTAGAGCATCCTGCTATAGAGGAGGACTTTATCACTATGAGTAAGGATCACAAGTTTGAATTTAAGGAGGTAGATCAGGAGAAGAAGATCCTGATGGGAGCAGCGATGATTCCAGAGAAGCCTATCTATAGAGTTGATGGTGATCAGGAATACTATGTATTCTTTACGAAGGAGACAATCCGTAGAGCCTCAGAATTATATCTGATGAATGGTAAGCAGGGTAATGCTACGCTAGAACATCAAGAGAAGATATCAGGCTTATCATTAGTTGAGAGTTGGATCATAGAAGATTCAGAGAAGGATAAGAGCAGAGCCTATGGCTTAGAGTATCCTGTAGGAACTTGGATGGTAAGTATGAAGGTCAATAATGAGGATATCTGGAATGAATATGTCAAAAGTGGGAAGGTCAAAGGATTCAGTATTGAGGGATGGTTCATGCAGCGAGAATCGGCTATTGAGATCAATACAGAATTATCTAGAATTGAATCAGAAGAAGCAGACCACTTGCTCTCACTTTATCTTCTGGGAGTAATCAAAGGTTCTGTAAAGAACGACAAGAGATACAAGAATGGAAAGAAGTTGGAAATGGAATCATACAGAGACTATCCTGATTCAGTTTCTAACAATGCGAAGAAGGGAATTGAACTCAATGAGAAGCAAGGGAATAAGTGTGCTACTCAAGTGGGTAAAGTCAGAGCGCAGCAGTTAGCCCAAAAGCAGCCTCTATCAGTTGAGACAATTAAGAGAATGTATTCTTACCTAAGTAGAGCGCAGGAATACTATGATGAGGGAGATACCACATCCTGTGGATATATCTCATATATGTTATGGGGTGGATTAAGTGCTAGGAGATGGGCAGAGAGTAAATTGAAGGAATTGGATCAGTTATGAAAATAACCCAAAATCTTAATAAATAGTTGTTTAATTAGAAAAGTTCAGAAAAATGAATCTACAAGAAGTATTCAAGAAGATTGAAATGGCTCTTACTCCTCAAGAAACTCCTGAAGTTCAGGAAGTACAAGAAGAAGTAAAAGTTGAGATGGCTACAATGAAACTCGCAGGAGGTGTTGTAGTTGAAGCAGAATCATTTGAGGCAGGTGAGAATGTATTCTTAGTTGGTGAAGATGAGGAGAAAGTTGCTGCTCCTGTAGGAGAGCATGAGTTAGAAGATGGTCGTATCCTCGTTATTGTTGAGGAAGGTGTGATCTCTGAGATTCGTGAAGCAGGTGAGGAAGTAGTAGAGGAAGAAGCTACAGAGGAAGTTATGGAAGAGCAGGAGATGGCTTATGTAACTAAGGAAGAGTTCGGTGCTGCTATTGATGAGATTAAAGAAATGATTGCTGCTATGATGCCTCCAGAGGAAGAGATGGCTGCTGAAGAAGTTAAAGAAGAGGAGAAAGTAGAGATGAGTGCTGATGAAGCACCTGCTGCTAAGAAAGTAGCTGCTGCTCCTGTTGATAAGAAACCAGATATGGTGAAGTTCAGCAATAAGGCTGGTGCTACTACCTTATCTCGTGTAATGAGTAAATTATCCTAATTTAAATAAAGAAGAAAAATGGCTACAACCACTTCAATTACTACCACATATGCTGGTGAATTTGCAGGGAAATATGTTTCTGCTGCATTATTGAGTGCCGACACTATTGAGGGTGGCGGTATTACTATTAAACCAAATGTCAAGTACAAAGAGGTACTAAAGACAATGAACTTGGATGCTATCACTAAAGATGCAACTTGTGATTTCTCTGATACTTCTACATTGACTTTGGCTGAGAAGGTTCTTACTCCAAAAGAACTACAGGTAAACCTAGAATTGTGTAAATCTGACTTTGTATCGGATTGGGAAGCGATCTCTATGGGTTACTCTGCTTTTGATGAGTTACCTGCTAACTTCGCTGATTACCTAATCGGTTATGTTGCTGCTAAAGTAGCTGCAAAGAATGAGACTAACATCTGGTCAGGTGCTGATGCTAACGAAGGTGAGTACGATGGCTTCACTGCTCTATTGGCTGCTGATGCTTCAGTTGTTGATGTAGTAGGTACTACTATCACTGCTGCTAATGTTATTGATGAGTTGGGTAAAGTAGTTGATGCTATCCCTGCTGCATTATACGGCAAAGAAGATCTTTACATCTATGTATCTCAGCATATCGCTCGTGCTTATGTTCGTGCTTTAGGTGGGTTTGGTGCTAACGGCTTAGGAGGCAATGGTGTTGCTTCTAATGGTACTACTTGGTACAACGGAGGCGATCTAGCCTTTGATGGTGTTAAGTTGTTTGTTGCTTCTGGTATGCCTACTAACGATATGGTAGCTGCACAGAAATCTAACCTGTTCTTCGGTACAGGTTTGTTGAGCGACCACCAAGAAGTGAAATTACTAGACATGGCTGATCTTGATGGATCACAAAATGTTCGTGTAGTAATGCGCTTCACTGCAGGTGTTCAGATTGGTATCGGTGCTGACATCGTATACTATACTTAATAGTTGATTGATTAATCTAAAAGGGGCAGGTAGGCTAGTGCTTGTCTGCCCTTTTTTTTATACTTTATAGAATATGGCGTGTGCTTTAACAAAAGGAAGAAACGAACCCTGTAAGGATGTAGTAGGTGGTATCACTGCCGTTTACTTTGCTGACTTCGGGACATTAGGTGATCCCACCTATGATGGAACAGACACAGATGTGATTGACTCATTTGGAGGAACTCCAACTTGGTTTAAGTTTGAAGTAAAAGGAAACTCTAGCTTTGAGCAAACAATCACTTCATCTCGTGAGAATGGAACTACATTCTTTGATCAGGTATTGAATCTTACATTCAAGAAGATGACTAAGCAAACTCACAATGAGTTGAAATTATTGGCTTATGCTCGTCCTCATGTGATTATAGAAGATAACAACGGCAACAAATTCCTTATGGGATTAGATTATGGTGCTGATGTTAATGGTGGTACAATCGTTACAGGTGCAGCGATGGGTGATATGTCTGGATATACTTTGACATTCAATGCTCAGGAGAAGATCCCTGCTAACTTCGTAGATGCTACGATTACTGCAAGTACTTCTAACATTGATGATATCTAATATAAGATCCTGATAGAATCAAAAAAGCCCTTCCATTACGGAGGGGCTTCTTTTTTGGTAGCAAGGCTACCTAAGAGAGATGAACTAGGCAAATGTAACCATTATAATTGTTTTGGGTTTTATAATTAGATGATTATTGTAGAAGAAAATACAACTCCACAGATTACGATGTATCTAAGGGACTTCACAACGGAGTCTTTTGAGATAGAAATCATATCTGAGGATCAAAGAGTAGAGAAGGTAGATACTGCTATATCTGGAACATATGATGATTTCAGAAAGGTGCTAACCTTCTCTTATGATGTATCTGCCTTAGTAGCGGAGAGTTTTTATGTTGTCAAGATTTGGGAGGTAGGTAAAATCAAACTACTTTCACAAGACAAGATGTATATTATTCCTTCAGGATCTTCAGTAGCAACATATCAGCCAAAATTGGCTACTACGGAGGAGACTATGGATAACGAGTTTAAGATTTATGGAGAGTAATTTCAAGTTTGTTCAATTATCTAGTTATACTAGCCCTGTTGTAAGTGAGAATGCTAGAAAGGGATGGGTTGAGTATGGAGATGATAATGATTATTTTCAGTATTTGATAGACAGGTTCAATGGATCTCCTACTAACAATGCTATAACTTCTGGAATCATTGATATGATTTTCGGTCATGGTCTTGATGCTACAGATTCAGGAAAGAATCCAGAGGGATATCTTCAGTTAAAGAAGTTGATTAAGGATCAGGAATTGAAGAAAGTAATCAACGATTACTATATGCTAGGTAATGGTGCTTTTCAGTTGATCTACAATCAGAATAAGACTAAGATCGTTGAGGTATATCATATGCCTGTAGAGACTCTTAGAGCAGAGAAGTGTAATGAAGAGGGAGAAGTTGAGGCATATTACTATGCTTATAATTGGGATG